GTTGATCCAAATCCACCATCACCTCTATCCGTATCTGTTAATTCAGAAACTTCTTCAAGATCTATTTGTGGTATTGGAATTATTATTAATTGACCTACTCTGTCTCCGTCTACATATCTTTTCATTCCTGCAAAATATGTATCCTTTTTAAACTTATATCTAAATACAACTTCTCCTCTATATCCTGAATCTATTACTCCAACTCCATTTGCCAATCTCAAATCTGTTTTTGATATTGATGATCTTGGAAATAATAATCCTACATGTCCTTCTGGTATTTCAACCGCAATACCTGTATGATATTGAATAAAATTATGATCTGGATTGACTAAATGTTTAGTCGCGACCATATCTAATCCGGCATCACCTGCTTTTGCATATGATGGAATTATAGCTGTATCTACTAATTTTTTAAATTTTACTTTCATTATGATGCTTGTAATTGTACTAAATAATAAGTCGATGCTCCTTCAGCTAATTTAAATACAACTTTTGCCAATCCTGCACTTGAAACATTTAATTCACCGTATTCACAATCTTTATTTGCATGTAATATTTCTTTAAATAAATTAGCTGAGAAACATGTTGCAGATAAATCTGTTGCACCTGGTATTTCCAAAGGCCATGTTATTCTATTAGTATTCAAAGTAGAATAATTAAGAATCATTTCAGTTCTTCCATTATTTGATTGTACTGCAAAATTTTCTGTTTCTGGTAATGCATTTTTTGATTTTATAAATTTATCTGTAAAATCCTTTGTCAATTCAAATGACACGTTCCAATCAGGTGTATTCTTAAGATCTGGTACTTGTCTTATAACTGATAAATCTGCTAACATAAATGTTACCTTTGTTGTTTTATCAGATATTTTAATTGAAAATGCACTTGCATCTGCTTTACTAACTTTAAAATCTATTTCATTATCTAATGCTGTTAATAATTTTGTCAATTGAGATGTTGCATAAACTCCTAGTATGCAGTCTTCAACATCAAATCCTTTCATTGTTACTGAGCCTATTACATTTTGGTCATCTGTAATAAAATTACAATGCATTGTTTTATCTTTTATTTCTAATTTAACAGAATTTGCATTACCTGCTAAATGATACTTATCAATAAAACTAATTAATTTTTTCTTTTCCATATATTTCCTTTTTATTCAAAAAATTTGTTCATTACTTCATTATTTACTAAATCTCTAGTGCTACCACCAAATCTATCATATAATTGTCTATTCTTATTATAGATATGAATAGCTTTGTCTGGATCTTGAAACATTTGTTCCATGCTCATCAGTACACTATAAAAATCTCTCGGTACTACTGTTTGTAGTAGTTCGTTATGACATTTTACTATTTCTTCTACTTGCCTAACAGTTTCATTAAATACAAATAAATTATTTAATGTCATTTTCATTGTCACATCACCTTTATAATTTGATACTTCACCAAATGTCATTCCTTCTGATACTGGATGTCCTAACGGATTAGGAACTAAGTCATCAGCATTATAAGGAAGATTTTCACCTTTTGGAAAGTATAAATCTGTAAAAGTCATTTTACTTAATTGAGGTGAATGCAAATAAGTTCCATATACAGGATATAGCCCAGGTGAACTTGAATCTGTTGATATTTGTATTCTACCTCCATGATATTTGTTTACCATCTTTTGAAAGAAACTTAACATAAAGAAATCTGAAATTTTTGAAATACCTAATACATGTATAAATTGATTTCTTACTTTTTCAAATTCTCTATTCTTAATCATTGGAACTAATGCAGACATAAACATAGTAACTCTTTTTTGAGCTCCTCCGATACACCAACCATTAAATTCAAAATCTTTCATTTTCTGATACCACGCCTCATATTCTTCAACATTATTACCTTGAATAACATTTAAGAATTTACATTTACCAGTTTGATTATCTGCAAAATATTTAAAGTTATCATAACTAATATCCATACATTCATAAAACTTTCCATCATATTTTGCTCTAGGAGGAATATCTAAATTAACTCCTAAATCACAATTTGCTTCTAACCAATCAAATATAGTTTTCTTAAAAGATGGGTCCCATTTAATAGCACCGGTGGCTAATTGGAAACCTCCTGAATCGCCTAATACTAGGACATCATCTTCTAATCCATACCTTTCTCTTGCATCCATCCATTTATAATGATGACCAGCAGTTATAAGAAAATATGGATGTCTCCATCTTTCAGGAAAGTCTTTATCATAAAATCTACACGATAATCCGGGCTTAACTTCTTTATTCTTTTTAAAGTCTCCTGCACAGCCTCCTGCAGATAATGATGGATAATAAATTAAATCTTTCATACGTTCTCTTGTTCTAATAATGCTTCACATAATTCCTTTTCATGCCAAACACATAATTCATTTTCATAATCATTAGCAATAATATAACCTTCCATTCGTCTTCCTAAATCAGATCTCTCAACTATATGTGGATGAACTCTAGGCGTTTCTAATGCATCTTCTATTGTTTCTAATGCATCTTTAACATCAAATGGTTTATACATTCTATCAGCATCTATAAATTCTGGAAAACTTCTGAAGAATGGAAATACTATATCAGCACCAAATGCTGTCGATTCAATAACTGTCCATGATACATAATCTTGTAATGCGGAATTGAATTGAATCTTACATGTTGCTAATTCTGTATAATATTCTTCTTTTGTTAATCCTGTCATTAGTTTAAATCTAGGCTGCTTCTCTGCTAATAAAGTTAATGCATCTATAACACCTGGTAACATTGATCTAAATGATTTACCTGATGTAGTTACATGCCATTCATAATCTGGATGATTTTGCAAAAAGGCTTCTGCAACTTTCATCATAAAGAAAGGATTCTTTTCTTTATCTAATCTAGATGAATATACAATTGTATTTTTCTTTTTATATGATCCGGCTGGAAGTTTTTCTAATGTTGCCTGTTTATGTATTGGCAATGAAACAACATGTATTGGAGCATTGAATCCGGCAGATCTTAATTGTTCTTTATGAATAGAACTACCTACAAATATACCAGTCAATCTTTTATCCAATCCTAATTCATATGGGCGCATCCAATCTCTCATTGGCCAAGTAAAATCATACTCATCTACTGACTGAGCATGACACATTGTATATACCTTTACATTCTTATATCCATATAGATCTAATGCATACCATATGGCCTCAACTCCTGGTGTCCAATAGTCTTGCAAGAATATTATATCACCGTCATTCACTTTATCATCATACAACATTTGTAAGAAGTTTTGGCATTGAGATAAACTATATTTACCTCTACCAATTGCATCTAATACTGCACCAACTTTAATTTCACAATCTTCATCAAAGTCTCCATCTACATCGATAAAATTTAATTTATTTGAATATGTTTCAAATGTTTTAGGCATCCATTCTTTACATAATTGATATGTATACCTAGCTTTTAATGGTTCTAGACCAAAATAAAATACGTTTCTTTTCATAATTTTTATTCGTTTATTCTGTCAAATTTATAATCATCTGGGTTAATTTCCATCATATTACATTTTGTAATTTGATGTACACGATACCAGCCGGCATCAATTGATAATGTATCTGTCTTCTTAAGTTTGGCAACATGGATATCTGATATTCTGTATATAACATGTGCTCTATTAAATATAGACATTGGAATCTTATCCATTGTTTTTGAATTAGCTTCAATTGTCACATACTGTTTTGTCTCTAATATACTATGAATATCATCCCAATTACCATGTACACAGCACATTTCAATATATTCAATTGTAAAATATACATGAGGATATTCTTTATAATTTTTAGGCAATTGTCCTCTAACAAATACTGTCTCTATATCAGATAACCTTCCTTCTACTTCTTTACCATACCAGTAACTTTTTCCGTACATATTTTTCTAATTTATATTAATATAAGAAATTTTTTGCAAACAACCAAATTATTTAACTACTTTTTTAATTATCAAATGCAAAAAATTTTCCTAAATTATTATTTTCGGGAATTCTACCCCAATTCATTGCTCCATAAAAATCATTCAATTTGTTAGCAAATGCTGATTTGAAAACTTTATCATGATTTATGTATTGTTCTACAAATTTTTCTATTGGCTCTGGATCATCATATCCTTTCATAGCCATTGTTTCTAAACCCATAGAATTATTTTTTAAATATGTCCATTTAATTTTTTCACCGTTAATAATTCCACGTACTGATTTTATTTTATGATGTCGTAACATGTCATTATAATTTAATGCCGACTTAACATGGATTGGTGTGCCTTTTAATCTCACAGCAAATGGTGCATCTCCTTTCCTAGTATATTTTTTTACATTTTTAACACCGACTGGAAACATTACTTCCATTAGGCCTAATGTTTTCATATATTCTTTAAACTTAAGAATCTTTTCATCTAATGTTGGCTTATCAGTATCATTTAAAATGTCTTCTAAAACTTCAGCCATAAATTTTCTAAATGATGGTGGAAAGGATGATCTAACAACATCTAATCCTTTTACATCTAATTTTGAAACGGTATGGCCTTCAACGTTAATTATCCATTGTGCATATCGTTTCTTTGCAATCCATAAACCGGCCTTAGCAACATTTTCTTGTTTAATATCAAATCTATGAATATCTACATTATGAAATCGTTTACCATATATATCATATGACCTATTGATAAATCCTTGAACTTCGTCTGCAACTTCTATTGTTTTATCTGCCATCCATTTTTCATTTGTTTCATTATAATCTGGATACCGATGTTTTATAATTGGTAATGATGAAAAGAAAGTTGAATCTGTATCTGTATAAATACAATAATCTTTTTCTATGCCTAACTCTCTTGTATAAAATTTATTTCCAATATCAGCTGTGAACTTAATTAATTGCTGTCCTGTACTTGTAATGGCTACTGCATTATCAGGATCAAAAAATCTAAAACCTGGATTACCTAGTACACCGTAAAATGAATTCAATAAAATTTTAGTTACCAATTGCATCCTATCAAAATATTCTGCTTTGGCTTCATCGCCTTCAGCTTCATACTTCTTTCTTAAATTTTTGTATTCAACTCTTTCATTAAACCATTTATCCAATATACTTGGCAGAAATCCTTTTATTTGAGTATCATATACAACACCATTAGCGGCAATTGAATATTTATTCTTTTCTAAATATTCTCTCAAATCTTGACTAGTTTCCCAACCATTCCATTCATCAGAATAATGCTGTCCTTTATTTTTTACATATGCATGGCCATCAAACTTCTGCAATTTAGTTACTTTAGTTTCTGGAGAAACATTCAATGTCATGATGATACTAGGATACAGAGATGTTAAATCGAGGTCGTAAACCCACTTATATCTACCTGG